TGTACCGATTTTCATTATATACACCTCTATTTCTGCTTTTAACGATAATTTTATAGTGCTTTTATCGTTATTTTTAAAATTCAAACATAAAAGCCGCACCACACAATGTAAGCGTGGCTTACAAACCTTTATTTCTTTAAAATCATGTCAATTTTACTGTGTACTATATCCAAGAGCCCTGCGATTGTACTATTTCCGCCGTCTCTCATATTCTCGAGGATAGACAGGAACTCAACCGAACCAAGATATATCCATACTAGATTTACGGCAAAGGCATAATTGCCTGCCATAAAGTCAAAGCACCATGCCCCAGCCGTTGCTAGGCAGTACGTGAGTACTTTTGTAACAAACGGCTTACGCATATGCTTTGAGTTAATTAACCCCTTACCCCATGCAGCAGGAATGGCGATATATTTAGCATAACCGCTTATATTCTCTGGGCTTGCTCCTAAATCTAAGAGCATTTTATAGCCAATAGCCGCCCAACGTGTGAGCAAGTCTAGAAATACCAGTATAATGAATATTCCCAGCACTTGCACATGTTTGAGCCCTAGCATATATATGCCGATTTCTGCCACTACTGCGAGCAAGGCTTTAACAGCAAATGACTCCGTAAGCATTCGCCACGCCTCATATAAAAAATCTGTTATTACTTGCATTTTATAAGCCCTCACGATCACTGTTTATGTATTTGTTAGCACCTGCGTCATAAACAAAGTAAGGCTCACGGCTATTGCCTGTGGTTACACTTGTAGAAAAATAACTTGTTAAATCTTTCATAGCCAAATTAGTCCAGTAGCTATCGGTCCATTTAAACACTGTATTCTCTGGTGTTTCAATAATCCAAACCGAATTAATTTCATTTACAACAGTACCAGATTTATCATGCAAAGATGACTCGTTCATTTTAAGCATTACACGCTTATTGGTCTTGATAGTGATTTTGTTAATGTCGCCAATATTCCAATTAGGCAAAATCTTGAATATATCTGTGTTATTGTAATTCGATACATCAATTTCAATTTCATTTCCTAATCGTTTATATACAACTCCATTAACATCCGTGTACACCTCATCTGGTGCTACGTTTGAACCTCTTATAAGCAAAGTTGTTTGTTCGTTATTATTGAGATCATAATATTTGAGCTCAATATTCTCAGGCCCGAAAGGTTCAATAGTAACCCTCATGTTATCGCTTTCAAATTCTTTTTTCTCGCCGCCGTTGATAGCCACTTTAAAGTGCGGCTCGCCTGTGAGGTCGATATACTCTTGCCCTGTGCTTGGTTGAGTGTATTCCAACTGTCTAAACGTAGCCTCTTGCAAAGAACCTCTCTCAAACAACTTCTCGATTACGGTAGTAATTACTGTGTCAACGTCACTATTTTCTAAATATACGTTTTTAGATTTTAAGAGTTCTGCTGCACGTTCTGCACTACCAGGTTTACCTTGAGGTCCTGGCTTGCCGATTGGACCAGGGTCGCCTTTTGGCCCTTGCAATTTAATAATTTGAGTATTGTCTTTAACGTTAACTTTATCTTCTGCACCCATATAAATATTAATAGTATTTTCGCTCATATTATTTACCTCTGTTGCTAACACCTTCAAGAATAGTTAATTGCCCTTTAACAAGGCATTTAATAGGCCGACTACCACCCCAAATAAATAAGTCCCACGCATACCTACCAGCATGTAGTTCGTTTGTATCCAAAGAAAGGATAATTCTACAGCTTTCATCAGCCGTTAAATTATCCTTTGATACTTCAATATTAAATTTAGCTCTATACTGTTCGTCTTGGGCAAACTTTCTTACGCACGAGAACAAATCCTCGGCCTCTACTGTGCCGTTATATCCGATAGTCAGCGTAATAAACTCACCCTTAATAGCAGATAGATTATGCTTGACTGGTGTCATTATCTTCACCTGCTTCTAGTTCCATTAGATCATTATGGACGCATCCTTCTGATGGACAGGTGCCATCTGTATTTAGAGTAGCCCAACAGTACTCACAAAAGTGCATAACTGGAACTTCACTTTTAATATCTGACATATTATTTCACCGCCTTAATCTTAGAAATCATTTCAGCTTGTAAAGTCTTATACTGTGTTTGCAAGTCTGTAGTGTCTGCATTGGCTAATCGTCTACGCAATACGGCTTTATCAAGTGCATCGAAGCGTTTATCATAGTAGTCTTTGATTTGTGCTACTTGTTCTGCTTTAGTAGGTGCTTTAGCTTGTGGTTCTACAAATTGACCATCAACATATACCTTGCCACTCATAAAAGCATCTAACATATTATCGCCGTCAGAAGAGTACACATAACTAGCATTAGGGAATTGAATTTTAGCTTGGCTTATTAATTCATCTTTACTAACTAAGTTATTAACAAGCGTTGCAATGCGTTCTCCTTGTTCATTTAATACAAATACATATTGGTTCACTATAAATCCCCCTTACACTTTACCAATGCAAAGCCACACAAAACTGCCTGTATCAATTCTGTTGGTTAAAAATCGAATTGTTGTTTTGTTTGAGTGAGAAAATCCACTATTCCATGTGATAAAACATTCTGCCCCAACAGTTTCTACACTCACAGAGTCATCTGTAGCGAATGATGTTAGTACAGTAGCACTAATTGGCAGCGTAATATCTTTATACTTCTTATTTGAGTCAAACCATGTTATTCCCCATTGTAGGATAAAGCCGTTAGCAAATTTCACATAACCGTTATCACGATCAAGTTTAGATGCTACGATACCACCTTGTCCTAAAATGCCTTTTAGAGCTCCCAAGTTAAGCACTTTATTAATATCACTATCGTTGTAGTTACTTGTAATAAAGTTAATAATTTCTTGTGAGTTATCCCCTTTTGTTACTTGCAAGCCTTGATTATGTTTAGCGATTGCTTTTGCGTATTGATTAGAGGTGACATCTAGCTTTTTATTAAATGCATCTTGATGCGCATTTGTAGCTTTATTGTGGTCTTCTAAATCACGGATCGTTGCATAGCCATTATCCTGTATAAGTGCTTCTACCTTTTCAGCATTGCCAATCACTGTTGTAATAGTAAAAGTGTAACTATCCATTGGTGTGGTCTTATCAGGTATGTAATCTACGTAGCTCCCGCCGTTCGTATACGAGAAAAGTATTTCTTGTCCAGACTCCCCTACTTTGGCCATTAACCCTATTTCTCGAGCATAGAACCCGGTCTCGAGAGTAGCATTTGATAAAGAAGCCCGAACTGTAAATTGACCATCGCCAGATTTTGTGCTTTTTGTAATTGCTAGCTCTAATCGTTTATCCGTCAAACTTGTCGCTCTAGCAATTGATGCAGGAGGGTCGCCTGCACCGATTACGATTTTAGTAAAAATTAAAGCTTGCTTACTCGCATTAGCCTCTGCTGTTGCGTTAGTACCTGCCATTGTTGTAATGACAGCTGGATATTTTGCCATTTGTACCTCCTATACATGAATAATTTGGTAGGCAGTAGCAATACCGCCTATGTGTACATTTTGAATTTGCGGTTCTATGTTTATCTTTAATGCAGGGTCTACTATTGCGTTTCCCGCTGAAGTAGCTAGTCCGCCTATGTAAATCCCTTTTGAATCGATATCATGCACATACTCAATATCATCTAACCATGACCGCTTATTCTTAACGAACTCTAAAATACGCAGCACGCGCTCTCGAATATTAGGAGTCATCATATACCCGGTCATTTCTAATTTAAAATGATAAGGTTGCCCTCCCTCATAATTCCAGTTTTCAACGACTTCGCACTCAGAATATAATTCGCCAATTGCTTCCTCCACCAATCCGACAGTCCCTTTTCTACGATGCCACGCAATAGAACTAAGGATTAGCCTGATTTTTTGCGCTCTACTTACTGCCTCGTCGTAGAAATCAACATGTAAGTGCCACGCTAGTTCATCTAAGATAGGTGTACTCAACTCGTTAAGATGTGATAGTATAGTCAACCTATCTACAAAAGGCATCAAGGCCATAAGTCGCAACGTAGTTACTTGAGCAATGGCTTGTACATTGGCATCATTAGCAATTGAACTTGGCAAAGTATCCTTTAAATTAAATTCATGGAGGTTATTCATGCTCTACACCCCCGTAGGTGATCGTCTTGCCTGTGCATTGTGCTAGTTCAACTTGATACCCATCTTCCTTTCGTCCGTCTTTAACAACGGTAAAAATAGGAGAATTTACAGTAACACGTTTAGCCCCGGCTTCCATAATGCGACGAATTAATTCGGATGGTATAATATCTCGTCCTACCTTTCCAGATTGCCATTTTGTGTAATCTGTAACGGCTTCATCAACACGAGCTTTAATAGTATCTGCGTAATATGCGTTATCAGAATCAATGTAGTACTGGAGATTTATACTGTAATTTTTAGCAATGGGAGCTTTTACTGATACGTTATCAGTAAGTGGGCGCACTTTCTTATCTGTAAGTGCAGTTTCCACTAATGTAAGGATTTCTGCCTTTGCTATTTCACCAGATACAAGCCCCGGATATACAACTACATCCCCAGGCTTAGGCGATACCACTTTCACCGAGCTAATAAGGGCCGATGCCTTTTTGGTAAAAAACTCATACGCCCCCTCTGCACCTGCACAAGAAAAGCTTTCAGGAGCTTCTCTAATACGTTCCCGGAATGCATCATCTGATTCAGTGTCAGCACCACCTTCAGAGATTGTAATATTGGTTACACTTGCGATATACGGAATCGGATCCACAAGAGTGGTAATCGACCCTACTGGGTAACCATTCCCTTTAGCTGAAGCTTCTGTGCATACCGCTTTTACTTGTATCGAGGTTTCATTAGCTGACAAATAGTAAGGTTCAGTTAGTGCAAAAAATGCACCATCTCCCGAAGTAAATCGTGTACCCTTAGGAATAGCTATCCCCTCCGGTCTTGCCATTGAAGCAGTTAATTTCATAGTAGTAACCGCTCCGGTCGCCTGTAGACGTTCCACACCAAGCGCAATGCCTATATGATCAAGGTTAGCTCCTCTTGCATATGCTAATAAATTCTGCTTGCCTGTATCGTTGATACGGTTTAGTAGTAAAATCACAATATTAGTAATCGCTAATAAGAATAAGCGGATAGGGTCTGCCGGTGCTAGCTTTCGCCCAGTAATAGTTGTGTAGAGGGCAAAAACTTCATTTTCGACGACTTCCTTATCCGCCGTGACAAAGTTGATTTCAGGTAAATTCATTTTTTTATCGCCTCCACGGTGGTAAATTAATAGCCGCTCTAATATCTACATCAGGACAGTTCAAACGTAAATTAGCAGGAAGAATAACATAATGGGCGTACTCTTGATTGGCTTCTAATAGTACGTTCATATAGGCTTCACTACCATACACTTTAAATGCTATACCATCCCACATATCGCCTTGGATAGTTCTATACTGCTTCATAGCCACCTATCCTTTCTAGCCATTCATCTTTGATTGCAATCGATACCTTAGGCGTCAATCGCCCTTCTTCTGCCTCGGTAGCGGTCGTTTCTTCAAAATCAACAGAAATAACCCTACATCGTGGCTCATATTCAGTTATGGCCCGAATCACCTCTGCAGATATTTTGGCCATTGCTACCGGTAGCGGTAAGTCGATAACAGTACCATCAATACCAAATCGTCTGTCAAGTGGCACAGTGAACTGCGTTGTAGAAATGACAGTTCGTACATTTTGAATGATCTCAGTAAGAATATCCTTAGGTGCAAAATCAATACCTTCAAGACGAGCGCTTACGTCAATTTGCATTTGTATCGCCTCCTTGTTTAGGTGTGATTACAACTTTAGGAATATCTGGAGCCTCTTTTAGCGTTACATTAATTGATGCGGATAACACATTGCCCCGATTATCGATTGTATTCATTGCAGCACTTATACTCGTAATTAACAATTTATGTTCACTAAAAGGCTTGCCGTTAATAATCAACTGCTCAGCTTGACCTTCTCGGCACATCTTAGCCACTTCCTCAATTTCTTTTAAAGGATCAACACCTAACAACTTATTAAAGTTCATCGTAAAGGTGATATCATCCGCATCAGGTCCCAAGAATTCAAGTATTGGCTTTTGCCCTATAATTTCGTGAGACGCTGTTCGTGCGTTGATATTTCGTGCCAATGCATCGAACGTACGCACCGTGTGTGAGGACGCTACAAATACTATTTTTCCAAAGCTTCCTAATTGGCGTTGCGGTAGGTATCCGCCCAAGCCAAACTTATCAGCTAGATTAGATAGGCGAGAGTAAGCCACATCGCCTAACTGCGTATTTTGTAAATTCTTTAAGCCTTGTGAATTAAGGTTTTTCTTATAATTAGCAGCAGTACTGCCTAATTTACTAAATAATGATATGTTACTCACCTCCTATCAATTTGGCGTTCCTGTATTACCGCCACCGGGAACGACGCCACCATGTGTATGAGATACTAAACTAATTCCGTTAACTACTACATCCCCTGAAGGGGCGTTTATAGTTAAATTACCGGTGCAATTAATTACGAGACCTCCTCCGTCCGCATCATATGAGATAGTCGAGCCGTCCGCAAATTTGATGCCGTGGATATTCTGGCCATTAAAAGAGGGCTTATCTTTAGCATTGTAAGTGGTGCCTAAGATGTAGCCCTGGGACAAATTATTATTTTGAGGTAGGAATAAACATAACACCTGTTCACCAACGCCTGGCATCCAGTAGTGTTTATTATCTTGTGACCCGTGTGAAAGTACTTCAAGTGGATACGATACTAAATCGTCCCGGTCCGGGAATGTTACCCTAGCCGTCATAGTTGAAGGGTCTGTACTAGATACGATCCCGTCACGGATTAAATTTTTTAGGGCAACACTAATATCCATCTAAGCACCTCCTTATATCTAGGCTTTGCGTATATCCGCCCCCTACCTTGTGGGAGCATTTGCTAATGATATACTTGCCGTCAAATTTACCAAATCCTTTTAAATTGATCGTTGCAGATGCAGCCAACACAATATGCCCAAGTATAGATACAGAACCAGTGATTTCATTCTTGTTCTTCTCCCGCAACTTTTTCTTGGCCAAACGTTCTGCCTCTGCTTGTGTCTCACATCCCTGGTTAACCTGTAATATTTTGCCTTGCGTTTTGTTTGGGTCTTTGAACGTATATTCAATATTGCTTTTCTGCTTGGTGCTCTTATGCTTTACATGACAGCCCCAGTACACGTCCTTTAGCGACGTCTTTAAAGAATAGCTACCTTGATATGGAATGATTTCCCCGAGGTCTTTGATTTGTTCCTCTGTGAGGTCCGTAGGCATTGGTCCCTTAATTAGCGTTGCGACTACTTTTTCAGTTTCATATTTTGTCTCGTCGAAAATAATCACTTGCTTATCAGAAACCTTTAGCGCCAATCCGTTGTCCTTACAGACTTTCATCAAGAATTCTAAATCCGATTGATCCGTCTGCTCGACGCGGTCTAAATCAATGGTGTCGGGCGTATCATAAAACAATTCGAGTTCTGCTCCTTTTGCGAGCTCCTCCGCAACAGCTTTTAGAGTAGTCTTCTCCCAAGACTTACTTTTTAGTTCGCCTCTTAATTTTGATTCATCTGGAACACTAACCGCCCCTATAGTGACTTCATGAGGTGGATTTTTACAAGTAATCTCGTCTATCTCAAATTGGCCGCATTTCATTTCTATCTCGTCTCCGAGTTCATTCCAGTTATGGAATACAATTGATGCGGTCAACTTAGCTCCTTTTTCAGGGAACCAGTCGGACATCCAAAGCTCTTCTATATCATGTAGTGTAATTGATATATCATCAGCTTCTCCCGACATTACATCATTGAAACTGAAATCCTTTAAATAAGGAACCAAGTCTTGTGTGATGTCCTTTTGGTCATAATGCAATTTGACAGTAACGTAACGCAAATTACTAGGCATAACTTACACGCCCTTTCCGATTTTGGATTTCAGCAAGACGCGCTTCTAAGTCATCCATCGCTCCCCCTACCGCACTTTTGATTTGATGTACTGCACTTGCATCCGCACTCCCATTAACAGTAATGTTGATTGGGGCAGATACAGAAATCACAGAATTTCCCTCGCCTGGTAAAAGCCCCATCATAGCACCAGTTTGACGCCATAAGGCTTCAGCCCTTGGAGTCCCATTGATAGGAATCGCAGCTTCATCAGATTCTTCGGCAAACGTAGTAAGGAATGCCCCTTTGCCATAAATACCGCCTTTCGCATTGTGCTGTACCGTTTGCCCATTTGCTGTTGCTGAGCCTTCTATTCGTGCTTGAATTGGTCTACTAAAAATGGATCTAACCCATTCCCATTTTTCACTAATCCAATCAAACAACCCTCCAAGCTTACTCATAACCCAATCATAGAATTGACCGAGTGCCGCCTTAGGGTCTTCCCATAATAGAGTGAACCAGGCTTTTACTTCTTCCCAGTTAGCAATTAACCC